CGACAGACTTCGACCTCGACGACGTCCGGCAGCTCCGCCTCCGCCTCGGCCGGAACAAGGCGAACGAGAACGCGAAGTACATCTTCACCTTCAACCCGATCGACGCGCAGCACTGGACGTGGACCGACCTCGTGCAGACGGAGAAGCCCGGCCGGGTCGTGAGGCTCTCGACCTACAAGGACAACATCCGCAACCTCTCGCCCGATTGGATCGCGGACCTCCTCGCCCTCGCCGAGCAGGACGAGAACTATTACCGCATCTACGCGCTCGGCGAACCCGGCATCCTGCAGAACGTCATTTACACGAACTATCGGGTCGCCGACTATCCGGTCCCGTATCCGGACTGCATCGGCATCGACTTCGGCTACAACAACGCGACCGCCATCATCGGCATCAAACAGCTCTCGGACCGCTTGCAGGTCTGGGAGATCCTCTACCAGTCCCGTATGACCAACGCCGACCTAATCGAGTGGCTCAAGGCCCACGCGACCCTCTGGCACATAACTGAGCAGGTCCCGCTCTACGCCGATGCGGCCGAGCCGAATCGCATCGAGGAACTCAAGCGGGCCGGATTCGCTGCCCGGGCGGCGAACAAGTCGGTGAAGGACGGCATCGACTTTTGCAAAGCGCAGACGCTGGAGATCCACAGCAGCGCCGCGAACCTGATCCGGGAGATCCGGACATACAAGTACCGCGAGGATCGCAGCGGCCGGGTCTACGACGAGCCGGTCAAGTTCAACGACCACGCGATGGACGCGATGCGCTACGCCGCGTATTCGCATTTTGGACAACGCCGGGATGTCAGTATCCCGAAAGAATGGCTTTCGTTCGGAGGCGCCCGATGAGTCTCGCCGGCTGGCTATCGCTGGCGTTCGGCGTGCTCTTCGCGTTCGCCGTCGCCGTCTGCATTATAGGAGGCTAACATGGCAGAAGAACCAGAACTAACCCCGAAAGAAACCCGCGTTACGCGCGGCACAAAGGCAGAAGGCGAGGTCTCGTTCCAGTCGAGCGGGAACGCCTACACCGCTCCGAAGATCACACCGGAGACGGCCCGGAACTACTTCGAGCAGAACATCCACCTCGCTACGCAGATCGTCAACCTCCTCCCGCAGGTCTTCCCTGGGGCGCCGGACATCTACGTCGAGGACCGCGACCTGGAGCGCGTCGACGACCTCTCGCGATGGATCGCCCGGACCGCCGAGAGCGTCGGGATCTACCCGAGCATGAAGGCGTCGTGGATCGACACCATGAGCCACGGCTGTAGCGTCAAAAGCGCCGGGTATGTCTTCAGGAACGGGCGATACGAGATCGACGAGATCCGGGATCTGCCGGCGATCACGTTCCGACAGCCTCCGAGGACCCTCGGCATGTTCCAGGCCCCCCCGAACCCGCTGATGCCGGGGGTCGTCTGGGACGTGAAGGAGAAGCGAGTTAGGGTCTTCCAGACCCTCGACGACACGCTCGCCCTGCACGAGCTCAAGAACTTCACGATCATCCGCGACCCGAGCACCCCGTTCCCCGCCGGCCGGGCCTACTGTCTCCCGGCGTATCATATCATCGGCGCCATCGACCACGCCAACAAAGCCGCTGATCAGCAGGTGCACCGGGTCGGCGCCCCGCTCATCTTCCCCCAGATCACCGAGACGATCACGGCAGACCTCAAGACCTGGGGCGACAACTTCGTCCGCACCTGGGGCAAGGACACCGGGTTCGTCATCCCGCCCGGCGTGGCGTTTCCAGACGTCAAGATCCGGGAGAGCCAGACAGCCGCCGACCGGCTCAAACTCCTCGTCTCCTGGCTGGAGTTCTACTTCAACCCGACAACCGTCCTCCGGTCTGGCGCCGGCACTGTGATCGGGGCCTCGGATAGCGGCGCCATGCGGGTCTGGAACAACTTCATCGGTGGCACGCAGGCGTGGATCGAGGAGCAGTATGAGGCGTTCCTGCAACCGGTCCTGACGGCGAACGGCTACGACGACCTGAATGTCCGCATCCAGCTCAAGCGCCCGGAACTCGACCGGTCCACGGTCATCGTGAACAAGCTCCGGGTCGG